GTCGGACGCTGCTGGTATTCTTGATGTGGCTGTTGACACGGGTGTTGGCGAAAATGCCAAGGGTGGTCTTGGTTCGATGGTTATCAAGAATGCGATGCTCTATGATGGGATGTGTCCTAACGTAGACGCCGCAGCCGAAACAGATCTTTCAGCGACCGTGAATGGTCAGTTCCTCATTATTTAAGAAAGGAGGTGGATGAGAGATGCCTAGAAGTGCAAGTGAAATTCCTGATCTGAAGTTGGTACGTCTGCAAAAATTGATCGAATCTTTTCAGATGTCCCCTAACCTGAAACTCATGACTCTGTTCGGATCGTTCAATGCCGACTCAGACGAAATCAAGTGGGAATCCCAAGTCGGAACCCGTGGGATGACACCTTTTGTGTCCCCTACTGCTAAGGCCCCTACGTTGGCCCCTCTTGGTGTTGGCCAGCATTCGGCCTTCTCCGCGTTTTGGAAAGAAAAGATGTACATGGGCGAGCTTTGGCTGAACAATCTGCGCCAAGCTGGAACCATTGCCACCTATGAAACGGCACAACGAAAACTCGCACGCGAAATGAATCGTATGCGTAATCGTAGTGATCGGCGTCGTGAGTGGATGTTTGCCAAGATGCTTACCGCTGGTAGTTTCGACTATCTTGGTGCAAATGGTGTGAAACTCTCGGTTGACTATGGTATTCCCACTGCGAATATCGTATCTCTGGCGGCAAATCGCCTTTGGAGTACGGGTTCTGCTCGGAATGCTATGGAGGATGTCTTCGATGCTAAATTGGACTTTCAGAATACCATCGGGGCAACGATTGATTACGCCTTCATGACTACTGAAGTTCTCAAGTATTTGGTATTCGATCCAGGCATTCAGACCCTCCTTTCCAAGTCTAATTTCGGTCAAGGGGATCTTCTCAGCCGCCCTCTGCCTGTGCTTGCCAGTCTGCTCGATATTGCCAATCTGTTCCTTTATGACGAGCAATTCGAGTTGCGTTCTTGGCTGACCGCAGTTGTTACTGGTAGTTCTACCACGACCATCTATGTGGATGATGCTTCGGATTACGAAGTTGGTGACACTCTTCGGTTTATTGATGTGAGTGCAACCACTTACGAAGACGAAACGATCTCCGCAGTGGATGCCGATGCTGGCACGCTTACGGTGAGTACTGCCCCTACCGCCTCTTTCAAAGCGAGTGAGGACTGTGTTCAGGTAATTCGTAAGTTTGTTCCCAAGGACAAGTTCTGCATGTTTGCCTCTACTGTAGAGGGCGAGAAGATTGCCGAGTATATGAATTCTCCTTTCGGATTGGATCGCTCATACGGTATGAAGGTTGACCAGGACGAAGAGTGGGACCCCGAAGGAATGTGGGTCAGAACCCAAAACAAGGGCCTTCCGGTCCTTTATAACAGGGATGCCGTTTACATCATGACCGTGGCATAAGGGGAGGATAAGATGATACCGAGAAATTATGTAGGTCCTCTCCCTACTCCTGCTTTCCCTCAGCAAGTGTCGGCTGTTGTATCTCCTCCGCTTATGGGGTGGATTTCGGGAGAGTTTAAAGCTTCTATGCCACAACAACCGCTAGGTGTTGCCCGCTATGCTGGCAAGATCGTAGCTGTCAATTTGTCAGCAGGTAATATGGGCAAAGACGATACCTCTGCCAATTCTCCTCGTATTTCAGGTGAGGTATTTATCAACGGCACGTCCTGCATGACGAAACCTGTATCCATTGGTTATAAATCAGGTGAGTTGCAGAATTTGCAGAAGACCTCCTTTGCTGATGCTGCCAAAGCTTGTGTTCAACAGGGGGTTATCAACACTTCGGCAAATACTGTGGCAGTTGGTGACGTTATCACCTGGAAAATGACTTATGGTGGTTCTGCTTCTCCTACGATCAAGACACAGAATCCTTGTATCATTGTTGAAGTGGTTCCCACGTAAACAGAAGGAGTACAATCGATGAAGATCGAAGTCTTAGTGACGTTAAAGGGTAATATTGGGGAGATGTTTTACAAAGGTGATTTGTTTGCATCCCCCAATATACCACAAACTATATTAGAAGAGTTGGGGAGTAATCGGGGCCTTGTACGAGTTGTTGAAGATTTGATACACGAGGAAATTCCTGCTGTGGCCCTCCCCACTCTACTTTCTGAACGAAAGCGGTCGAGGATCAAACGATGACAGAAGCAGAACTCATAACCAGGGTTACTCAAGAGTTGAAGACGCTTTCGACCAATTTTGCGGCGATTGATTATACGAATGCTGTTCTATCAGCTACCGCAGAAACTGGGTATGCAGTTCCTAATTCGAATGCTTCTCAAACCCTTTGGCTTGTCCAACGTACAAAACGACATCTTATCTATGCCTTGTGGATCGCTTATGCACCTAAGTTTAAGCTGAAACAACTCAGTCTTGACCAGAAATTCACGCATTTGGGTGAGCTGGTTAAGATCATGGATGCTGAGTGGGAAAAAGCCAAAGAAGATCCGACATTCGGCATTACTGCACCCGTGTGGGCTTTGTTTGGTACTAAGATAGATGCTGGTTTCATGAACGATCCTTTAACTGGTGAAGATTTGACGTATACGGATGATAATCTTGTTGGTATAACTCCAACTGGTAATGAGGCCGCATAGTGGCAAACGATGTTGGTGAAGATATAAAAGCTGCCTACATTGAGGTTGGCACTTCTTTTGAAGTATACAGAGAGTCTATAATCAGCTCTGGCGAATACCTGATTTACGATCTTAACGCTCAGGCAACCAAGCCTTTTATTCGTGAGCACTTTCTTGAAGCTTCTTTACCATACGATACTTCGGGAGAAGTTGGAGATGTTCTTCGTTTCAGCGATGGTGGTTGTTTTTTGTTGATGAACAAAACACCTGCCGAAGTAGAAGATGTCATAATTGAATACTCCGCTGTTCTCTACAAAGCTAACGTATCTGGTGAATTATCTCGTCCTTCTGGTGAAGCATGGAACACCCAAACGTATCATAAACAGCCTGTTTTTAAAGTAATCAAGACGAATTGTTATGCACTTTTAACCGAATCTTTGTTTCGGTATGAGTTAGCGGAAGAACCGTATGGTACGATATCTGAAATAAAGGATGAAATGTACATCCCCAAAAGATATGGTGTACAAATCAATGATCGGTACACTCCTGTTAGTGGTGAGTATTACAAAGTAAGTACCGTAAAAACAAGAGGATTCCCTGGTGTTGATATTGTAATACTTGAGGAGGACACTAGATAAACAATCGCTTTTGCGAAGGAGTAAAAATGAAAAGAGTTTTACTCGTAGGGGAACATCCACAAGGGATGTCCGGCAACTCTCACATGATGAAAGCGGTAATCAACCAGCTTGATAAAGAGAAGTATCAAGCTGTTTGTGTTGCTGAGACACCTTCTTCAATAGTATACGATTCCTTCTTCCCTTCTGTTTGTCCTGTAATTGTTCCGAATGACCCAAGTGATTTGTACGCTTGTCGTAAGATTGCAGAGGTCGTATCGGCTAGTCAATTCGATGCCCTGCTGATGGTTGGTGTGGATCTTTGGCATTACTTCTCTATTTGGAACGAACTTGTCAATTTAAGGAATAACAGAACCTTTAAGTGGTCTGCAATATTCCCTTACGATTTGATTTCAATACGAGAAGATTGGCTTCAACTTATCAATTCGCTGGATCTCCCTGGTGTTTATTCTCAGCATGGATATGATTTATTGGCTCCTCATGTTCCAAGTATTCATTATTTTCGGCCTCCAATGTTGAATCATCATCTCTATAGGCCCTTCTCAGAGAAAGAGAAAAAACAAGCCAAGGAGAAGCATTTATCAGGACATGACAAAGGACGATTTGTTTTTGGTTTTGTTGGGAACAATCAAGTACGAAAAGATCCTCAAAGAATGCTTCGGGCGTACTTCGATTTCAAGAAAGACCATCCTGATTGCGTATTGTATATGCACACAAATTTACAATCTGGTGTATTCAATCTTGGCCAGTACATAGAGGATTGTGGTGCTGTTCAGGGTGATGTTTTAATCAAAAATCAACAGGTAGTATATTCTGATCAAGCAATGGCCGAAGTGTATAATGCAATGGATTGTCTTGTTAATACTTCTTTACAAGAAGGTTTATCTTGGACAATACTTCAGGCACAACTCTGTAAGACGAAAGTAATTGCTGCGGATAATACGGCACAGTCAGAACTTCTTCGAGAAGGTGCGCTAGAGTACAGCTTCCCTATTAAATGTACGGATTTGGCTTACGTTCCTATTCTTGCAGGAAATGGACCCACACATGTTGAAACTCGTGCTTGCAATCAAGAATCTATTTTGAGAGGTATGGAATTAGCATTGGAAGATGTTGTTTGGACACCTTCTTTGGATAAAGCGTATGAGAAAGCCAAAGAATGGGTTGACGATCCTTCTGATGTGAATATTTTGTTGGGTGATCTTTTTGTGACATCTTATACTTCTCCGACGATATTGAAAGAAAAAGTATTGTTCATCCAGTATTCCTCAGCTGGTGATGTTTTCATGACAACTCGCTGTTTTAAGGGTTTGAAGAAACGACATGGTGATATGCCACTCGTTTATATGACTCAGCCTCAGTATCGTAATATTATTGAGGGCAATCCTTACATTGACGAAATCATTGATTGGGATTTGAACAAGGCAAAACAGTATCAGTATGTTTATAATCCTCATGCTGATCGTATCGCTCCTGGTCATTGGGGTCGTAACTGTAATAGCATTCTATCAGACTTCTATTGGAAGATCCTCAACGTTGAGCCTGATGATTTCTTTATTAAGTTGACGGAACCTAAATTTTATCACTATGCTGACCTTGAGAAGAAAATTAAGGATTATGAGTATTTATTTGATCAATATGTTTCTTTCTCCAATGGTGATATCACGAAGCCTATCCTTGTTGTTCACACAACTGGTGGTAATCCACATTTCCGAACTTACAAGTACATGAAAGATGTTTGTCAGGCAATGGATGACAAGTATCTTACTGTACAGCTTGGGGGACCATCCGACTATCCCGCTTGGGCAAAGATTGATCTCCGAGGAAAGTTAAGCTTTCAGGAAACGGCGTGGGTGATGAGTAAGGCAAAGATGGCAGTAACGGTTGATTCGTTTGTAAGTCATCTTTCTGGGGCTTTCGGTGTCTCCCAAGTTTGTTTATTTGGGTCAGGAAATTATGTAGTTGTTCAACCACTGCAAGTATCAGGGAAGCTTATTTGTATGGCTCCTGATTATGTGAAACATTGCAAAGGTTTGGGTCCATGTAGTGGTTGCATAACTGATTGCCCTGTACCTTGCACTTCTCGACATGATCCAAAGGATATCATCAGGAATTTACAAGTATTGGAAGCATGGATCAAATGGAGAGATATAGAAAAAGAGCCATACAACCCATTTGGATTGGGAGATAAATAATGCCTAAAAAATTAGTTGTTGCATCGAATCTTTTGAATGAAGCAGATCAGTTGGATGAGTGGTTTTCATTCGTCTTGAAGATAGCTGACGGAGGAATCCTTATCGTTGATGGTGGTTCTACCGATAACAGCATGGATATTTACAATAAGTACAAGAAAGAGCAATTTGGGTTAATATCTGACAACATCATCCAGCGAGAAGGTTATGGTCCTGCTAGAAACCATCTTCGCCAAGCTGCAAGAGAGTTATTTCCTGATGCTCATTGGATGTTATATTTGGATGCTGATGAACGTATCCTTCCTGCTGATTTCCACACGTTGAGGTTTATCAAGGACAATCTTAGTATGAATTATGATGTTGTTGGCCTTCCACGCATTGATTGGAAAGATCAAGAGATGACGGAAGCAGCAAAGGACGTTCATGTAAACCCTGATTGGCAAGCACGGATGTCGCGTTTATATGGTACAAGTTTACGGTATATTCGTAGACTTCATGAACAGGTAGTTGATTATTCAGGTATTTATTGTGACATAACCAATCCGAAAATCAATCACCACCATAGAAGTACTGGACAAGAAAAGCGTGATTTTATTGGTAAGATTTGTGCTAAGCTACACATGGAAGATGAGGAATATGGGAGCACCTACCCTGAGCATCACAAGGAAGCAATGTATAGGGAACGTTACTTGAAAGAAGGTCTATAATGGAGCAAATAATTGAAATTTACGGAAAAACTTTTGTTATATGGGCTTTGAACAGAAAAGGCGTGTGGCTTCCAATAATGGAGTATGATGCGTCTGCAACGGATATTGAAATATTTCGTGTGCCACTTTTAATTAAAGTGAAGGAAAAGAAGAATGAATAAGGTTCAAACATATACCAGTACAGGAATAAAGCTTTTGCGTCATACGGATGCAATTTACTTGTTCAGTAAACAAAGGATTGGAACTCCTATATCGTTACAGATTGCTCCGACTTCTCGATGCAATCTTCAATGTTCCTTTTGTAGTAATGTGAATCGTGATAAGCACGAAGAGTTACATACTGAAGATGTTTTTAATTTGGTACATCGTTTGGCTAAGATCGGTTTGAAAACGGTTGAATGGACTGGTGGTGGTGATCCAACTCTTTGGGAACCGATCAACGAATTGATTGCTTATTGTAGAAGTCTTGGATTGAAGCAGGGTTTCATTACCAATGGGATTCAATTGAAGGATAAGATAACTGAGAAGTCATTGCTTGCCTTGTCTTGGATTCGCATTTCCATGAATAGCCTTGATTACGTTGGAGATATAGCAATACCTGACTTTGGTGGAACTCTTGGTTTCAGTTACGTTTTGAAAGGGTGGGAGGACATTGGAACGCTTGAGAAGATTAAGAAATATGCCGAAGACCATAAGGTTAAATATGTTCGCCTTGTTCCCAACTGTCAAGCCACTGATTCAGAGCAACAAGAAAATAATGAAAACCTCCCCGCCATTGCAGATCGTTTGGGGGAACCCTTCTTCTACCAAAAGAAAGAGTTTAAAAGACCTGGAAGCTGTTACTGGTGCTATTTCAAACCGTTTCTCTTGCACGACTCAAACATCTATCCATGCAGTAGTGTGGTTCTCAATAACAACTCAGAACGACACTTCAACAGCAAGTACCGATGGTGTGACATGGAGCACTTGGTAGAGAAGTATTCCTATCCTGTAGAATCATTTCCGACGACAAATTGTGATCACTGCGTATTCTTCGGACAGAATGACATACTAATAAATCTTTTGGATTTGGGTGGTATGGAGGATTTTGTGTGATGGCAAATCGTATATGGCTTCCATCACCTTGTGTTTTATTGGAAGATGTTCAAGGAGATATTCGAGGGGTGTTACTTGATGTTTCTCAAGGTGAGGCTGTTTGTTGGCATGTTGAAGTCATAGACAATGTTCGTACAATAACAGGTTATACAATAGTACAAAGGAAAGCAGATGAAAAGTTATAATCGTCTCCATTTGGGGCCTGGAAAAACATACTTACCAGGATGGGTGAATGTTGACATCTTCTCCAATGTCAAGGCCGACATCTATTCATCCGCTTTAGCCCTTCCGTATTCTCCTGAGAGCTTCGATCTCATCTATGCCTCACATATCCTTGAGCATTTTAATCGCCATATGATATTTGCTGCTTTGACACATTGGCGTCATCTATTGAAGTTTGGTGGTATTCTTCGTTTGGCTGTTCCTGATTTTACTTCTGTTGTTGAGCGGTATAATGAGACTTCTGATTTGGAAGAAGTATTGGGATTACTTTATGGAGGACAAGAATCGTATTTGAACAACCATTGTACAATTTTCAATTCCAGAACTTTGCGTAAGTATTTGGTGACTGTTGGATTTCGACATAATGTTATTCGTACATGGGATTGGAAAGATACGGAACATGCAGAGTATGATGATTATTCCCAAGCTTATCTTCCGCACATGGACAAACAATCGGGCCGTTTAATGAGCCTGAATATGCAAGCGCAGAAATAGGGGGAAAGACAAAATGATACTCTTACAAACTACCAAAAATGATTATTTGAGAAACGTATAC